ACCTGATAATAGCTTTTGTTTCCGTGTTTGAGAGCCATTTACAATGTTGTTCTTGTACTACTCTACCACCAAAAAGGCAAATCGGCTTTATCAAGTTGCTTTTCCACATACTTTTTTCTAGCTTCTCTACGCTTTTTAGTCTTTCCAGTACGGACCTGTCTGGCTCTTCTTAGAAACTCAATGATACTACCCAGATCTTTGGTAGTTGCTTTCGGAATCTCTTTGTATAGATCCTTCATTAGATCTACTCGAATATTCTTCTGCATAAGCAACAGGCATTACCTCCGTTAGGGTCTTGTAGTATTTTACTCCAAGCGGTTTATTATGCTTGGAGATATACCATCCATGTTCATTTTTGCAAATACCAATCATTGTTTTTACTCCATAATTTAATTAAGATTTTTAGTTCTTTAATGCGTTTTTTAGCTGCATCAATACGATCCTTTGTGTTCAATGAACTTCACTCCATTTGTTACCAATAGATACTTCAGCTAGTGCAGGAACATCGCCCAACCATTTAGCTTCAGCTTTTTCCATTGTAGTTTTAAGAATTTCAGCCCACTCATCTGCTAAATCTTCTTTAACAAGAAGAATCAATTCATCGTGAACGGCTGCTGCAATCCTTACCTTATCTTCGCCTGTTTCTTTGACTTTGACCCATAAATTACCCAACGCACACTTTAATATTGCAGCACCAGCACCCTGGATCGGTGTATTGCATCTAACAGTAGTTCTATTAAGATCGCCCTTTAAGAATCTACGCATATTAGATACTGGAACTCTAGTCTCAGGCCACTCATCTCCCTCGGTGGATCGTGAAAGATAATTCATCTCTCTCTGCCAATCTCGAATACCACTGTATGTAGTGAGCCAGTTATCACGAATCTTTACAGCTTCATCGTTGGACATGATGACACCGCTGCTTCCAGCATACTTTCGTAGACCTTCAGCACCAGCACCATATAGCAGACCGAAGTTAGCGGACTTGGCAATCTGCCTGTCACATCCCATCTGTTCAGCCGTATAGTCATGCAAATCTTCACCACGTTGAAATGCAGCAGTCATGTTTTTATCTTTAGCCAGTGCAGCAGCAAGACGTAACTCCATTTGTGAAAAGTCAGCATCAACTATCTTCCAACCCTGGGGAGCTTGCACACACTGTCTGAACTCTGAATCTCTTGGTATCTGCTGATTGTTTGGCTTGATACTGGACATTCTTCCTGTATCTGCACCTAACTGCATATAAGACGCTCTAACAAATCCATCATCTGACATCTTATCTTGTATGCTCTCTATCATCTGTCTACGTTTTTCTCTACGTTTCCAAGTAATAAGTGTTTGGATCGTAGGAGAATCAGCAGCGCAATTCTTCAAAGCATCT